TAAAAAGCGCAATGCAAAATCTTGAAAGTGATGCAAGAAAGAATTTCTCAGGAGCGAATCAGTTAAAAACAAGATCTGGCTATTTAAGACGTTCAATATCATATGGAGTTTATGAAGCTGGTGATATGTATGTGGGTACGATTGGTTCAGATGCAATTTATGCTGCCATTCATGAGTTTGGTGGTGTTATTACTGCAAGTGCCAAGCAATATCTTACATTCAAGGGACAAAACGGTTGGGTTAAGGTTAAATCAGTTACGATTCCACCTAGACCATTCCTGGCAAATTCAATTGAAAGAAATAAGAAAAGGATGTCAAGAGAAATAGTTGATTACATTAACAGGAGCTTAAAACTATGACAACAAGGTTAACGATAGTTAATGAGTTATTTGCTGATCTGAATGCTGCGTTGTCAGGATTTGTTGTATCTGTTCATGATACTCGGGTCGGTGTATTTGATCCTGAGGAAATGGCAATGTTACCAGCTCTTGGATTATGGACAACTGAAGATACTGTAGAAGATGATCTAATGGACGACACTGTATTTAGACGACTTGTGTTCATTTTATATGGATACGTAGACGCAAATGCAATGGACAATTACACAAAGTTCTACAATCTGATTAATGATTGTGAACATTTTTTATATTCAACAAGTAACAGACGTTACGAAAATACTTACCTGGGTAATGTAGTTATTACCTATGGCGGAGCAACAGAACAGACAGGAATGTTTGTTTTGAATTTTTCAATACTTTACTCTCAAAGTGGTTTAGAGAGTTAACAGGAGATTCTATTATGGGTGAGATTCTAGGTAGAAATTCACGAATCAAGCTTGGTACTAATACCATCGCTAAGATGCGAACTCTTTCCGTGACAATCGGAAATGAAACTATAGATATAACATCTTTCGGTGACACCTGGGCCAAGTTCGCACGAGGAATGCAAAGTTGGACTGCTGCAATTAGCGGTATGATGGATCTTGACGATGCATATGCTGTTCAATTCTTAGAAGCAGCTGAAAATGGTACAGAGTTAGCAACACTAAGGTTCTATATGGATTCGACAAGTTACTACTACATTGATACAGTAACTGACCCGGATGCATCTTGTTTTGTTGATTCAGTTACTATTACTTCAGACAACAACTCAGTTGTGTCCTTTGATGCAACAATCACAGGTAACGGACCGATAGCACGTCAATCGCCGTAATGTAAAGGGAGGGAAGTGGAAAAATGACTCTCGCTGATTTATTAAAGGGCGCACTCAAAACTGATTTATATGAATTACTCATATGGTCGACATGGTACTTCCGTGAAAGCAGGGTAGCATGTAAAGAGTGCGTCCAAATCAAAGCTATGGGCAAGAAAGATAAACCCGACTGCTATACATGTGGTCTGCCTACAGCTCGCCTTATAAGAAAACATCTGGAAAAGGAGATTAACAAAAATGAAATTCAACAAAAAAGGTAGTTCACCACAATGGAAAGACTTCAATCCTGAAGTTAAAATTTTAGTTCGTCCTCTCTCAATGTACACCCTCGAAAGATTACCATCCGATACAGCCAACTTTGAAATGTCACCTAGTGAGATTAAAAACATGGTGACGAAGCTTATCGTCGACTGGAAAGGCATCGTTGATGAGAATGGTAAGGAATTACCATGTAATGATGAAAATAAGGGGATGGTCATTGATTATGTTGAGATGATTGGACCATTTGTGATGGACGCTGCATCTGAATTGAAAGAAGGCGCAGGAATAGTTAAGGAGAAGGAATCAAAAAACTTATCGGAATCGCCCGATGGAGAAACTCCAAAGAGCGAGAAATAAGTTGTGAAGAGTGTATAGAATGGAAACTTGAAAGATCAGGGAGACTCCCTGAGTGTATCCCATGTGGATACATAAAAGTATTGCCCGAGAATGAAGAAGTTATCTTAATTGTTGATAAGTATATCAACTTTATGTTCAACCATATAGCTGGTGGAGCTGCTGTGTTTTCAATGCCAGATATTCAATCCATATTAGCTTTGGCGGAACATGAATCATTGGAAGAAGAAATAATCCAAAAAATAATTATCTATGTTTCAGCTGCTGCAGCTGAATCCAATAGAAAGAGAGACCCAGTTAGGTCGATCAAGGGCAAAAGATATGGCAAATGAAAAGATTAAATATCAGATTGTAGTTGATGGTAAAGCTGCATCAGCTGAGATGGACCAATTTTCAAGCAATGCCATTTCATCCGGTAGTAAGATGGGTGATGCTTGGAAGAAAGCTGCTCCTGCTATCATTGGTGCTGTGGCTGCTATTACTGGAGCTGTAGCTGCTACTAAAAAAGTATTAGATATCTATGGGGATTTTGAGGAACAGATGACCAATGTGTCAACTCTGGTTGATACAAGTCAAGTTGACATGGGTAAGCTGAAAGATCAAATCCTTCAACTATCACCTGCCCTCGGTTCGGCGACGAAGAATACTGAAGCCCTTTATCAAGCTATATCTGCTGGAGTAGATCCTAACAACGCAGTTGCATTTATTGGAGAATCAGCAAAGGCAGCCAAAGCTGGTCTAACAGATACACTTACTGCTGTTGAAGGTGCAACTACAGTCTTAAATGCTTTTGGTATGTCATCTGATCATGTAACCAAAGTATTTGATCAAATGTTTGTTGCAGTCAAGGATGGTAAGACAACATTCGGTGAATTATCATCTGCCATTGGTAAGGTTGCTCCTATTGCCAAGAGTGCAGGAGTTTCAACTGAAGAATTGTTCGGTTCAATTGCTACACTAACTAAACAAGGTATTAAAACCAAAGAAGCAGTCACAGCATTAAAGGCTGCATTTACAAATATCATTAAACCTGGTTCAGAAGCTTCAAAGATGGCTGAGAAGATGGGTATTGACTTTAGTGCTTCTGCATTGAAGTCCAAAGGGTTTGCAGCATTCTTAGATGATGTTAAAGTTAAAACTGGTGGAGATCTCGAAGTACTGGGTAAGTTGTTTGGTAGTGTTGAGGCCCTAAATTCAATCCTTGCGTTAACAAGTGTTCAAGGTGGAAAGGACTTTGTACAAACCCTTGAAAACATGAAGAGTTCAGCAGGTGAAACTGACACGGCGTTTGAAAAACAAAGTAAGACTTACAAAGCATCAATGGAATCTCTTAAGGCTTCACTTGAGAAAGTTGGTATTTCAGTTGGTTCAAAAATTGCACCTGAACTTGCAAAGGCTACTATTGCACTTGCTGATTGGGTACAACAGAGCTTGGAAACAGAAGATAGTGGACTTAATCAATTTATTGAAGCTGCTGTTGTTTTATGGGAATTATTTACAAAAGTTGTGGACGCTTTTAGCCCAATTCTGGGTGTTGTTGCAGCAGCATTCAAGGGACTCGTTGTGATATTGAAAGCAGTTGATGCTATACTGACTCCTATATTGAAAGCTATTAAAGCACTTCTAAGTCTTTTTGAAGGTGGAATCCAATGGCTTGTATCTTGGGGTGAGAAGTTAGGAGGATTAGGAGAGTCTTTCAAGAGTTTAGGCGGTTGGATTGGAGATGTTGTTGAAAAACTTCCTGGTCTTGGTAAAGGTATTGAAGATTCAGCAAATAGTATGGATAAATTAAAGAAAGAGACTAAATTTGTTGATCCTGAGATTAGAAAACTTGCCAACGCCCTTGGTACACTTGATCTTGATACATTAGAAAAAGGTGCTGATCTTATTGAAGAGTGGACAGATGACACCGAAGAACTACGTGAAGGATTTGAAAAACTACTTGGTGGAACTGCATCAGAAATTCGAGCAATGCAAAAAGAAACTACACAGCTTAAACAGAGTTTAAGTGTTCTTGGTCTTGACCTTCCTTCTGATTTTAAAGCTAAAGATGCAACATATCTTAAAGAGTTGGAAGAAAGTATTAGAAAGCTTAAAGCGGATACAAAGGGTGGTTTGGTCATTATCTTGGATAAGGATAAGCAAGCAGTAGCAGATGCTACGAAGGCTGTTAAAGAAGTAGGCAAGCAGGTTGAGGAAGTTAAAAAGAAAACTACTAATTTATCTCAAATACAAATTACACAAAGTCTGAGAGAAGCTGAAGATCTTTATGAAAAAATAAACAAAACGTTGAAAGCTACAGTTATTTCTAAGCAAAAAATAGCTGAATTTAATAAGATTGAAGATCCTGGATTTCTTAAAAAAAATGCAAATAAATATCAAGTATCAGGTCTTGAAAATACACTTGATGAATTAGCTGTGTATAAAGAAAAACTCATTGAGATAAAGCAACTCCTTGGAGATGTTTATCCTCAAAATAAGGAACCAAAATATATAGTTGAGTTCCTTGGTGAAGGTTCATCTATAATGCCTCTTAGTGAAAAGATTGCCGAGATGAATGATAAGATGAAAGGGTTTGGTGCTGAAATTGAAGATTCACGGCCTGCCTTCCAAGTAGCATTTGAAGACATGGCAGGCAATTCATTAACCACAGCTATGGATTCAATGGAGTCAAGTTTCAATAGTATGTTTGATTCAATTGTGGAAGGTACGCTGAATGTTCAGGATAGTTTCAAAGACATGATTGTTGATATACTTCAATCAATTGGAAAGATGTTAGCATCACAAGCAATCAAGAGTTTTGTTGGTATGTTAGGATCTGCAGTTATGGGTGGCTTCGGTGGCGGTGGTACTGCTATTCCTGCAATGGCAGGCGGTGGTGATCTATCAGCAGGTCGAGCAGCATTAGTAGGTGAGCGTGGACCTGAACTGTTCATTCCAAAGGGTGCAGGATCAGTTGTACCTAATCATGCATTAGGTGGCGGGTCTCTTAGTGTGGTTAACAATATCAATGTGACCAGTTCAGGAGATGAGAAACAAGACAATAAGATGTCAAGAGATATCGCAAGAGCGATTGATGATAAGATTAAAATGCAAATAGCAGCACAGCAAAGACCTGGTGGAGTATTGAATCCAACAAGTCGAGTAGCAATGGCGAGGTAATGATATGGCAAGTTTACCATTTGAACCAACAAGAGCAAGCCAAAGGACTGTAACACCGAGATTCCTAAGAGCTGATCTTGGAGATGGATACGATCAGAGATCCGGAGATGGTATTCAAACAATCAAAGAAGAATGGTCAGTATCATTTATGGCATTAGATTCAACCAATGCTGATACATTAGTTTCATTCTTTGAGGATTTAGAAGGATATCAAAATTTCACATGGATACCATTCCGCCAGTCTGTTGCAAAGAAATTCATATGTACAAATTGGTCAGAGAGTTTTCCTGGTAGGAATTTAACAAATGTAGACGCAACATTCAGACAAGTATTTGATAGGAGTTAAAAATGACAATTGATGCCCCAATAGCAGCAGATGTACAGAACCTTGCTGTAGGAAATATAGTTAGTTTATTTGAACTTGACTTGACACCTATCGGCGGTGTGGATACTTTATACTTCACTGAATCAATTGACAATGATTACACACCTATTTCTTTCGCCAACCAGGAATACACACCAATTCATATGCAAACAAGTGGATGGCAGGTTACAGGAACTGAATCAATGCCAAGACCAAAGATGGTTGTTTCAAATGTTCTATTAACATTTGCGGCATATATAAATAACTTTGAGGATTTAGTAGGAGCACAACTAACAAGACGTAGAACACTTGAGAAGTATTTAGATGGTAAACCTGAAGTAAATCCAGCAGCAGAATTTCCAAAGGACATCTTTGTAATTAGAAGTCTTCCACAAAAAACAAAAGCAACAGTTGAATTTGAATTAGCACCTTATATGGATTCAGAAGGAATCAAGATTCCAAAGAGACAAATTTTAAGAGACTTCTGCAGGCAGGCATATAGAAAATATAATGAGGGACCTCCAGAAAGTTTTAGTTATACAAATGCAACATGTCCTTATGTTGGGGCATACTATTATGATAGATTGGGTGCCTATTCTGCGGATATGAGTAAGGACAACTGTGGAAAAGAGTTGGCTGATTGTGAGATGAGATTCGCAGCAAATAAAGTATCAGGTACAATCTATATTCAAGATGCTGAACCAGTTGTAGTTGTTGGAGCATATTGGTTAGACACAGGAACAGCTCCAAACATATGGTACATTGGAATGGAAGCAGAAGCCCCTGAAGTTGATTATTGGGGAACATTGAAACCCAACCCGCTTCCGACATGGGCGTTCCCATCAGTAGCAAGATTCAGATTATAAAGGAAAATTTATATGAAAGAATACTTTGATAAACAAATTGTAAGACAAGCGGAGCTACATGCACAGGCTGAATACCCTAAAGAAGCATGTGGTTTCATACTGGACAAATACTATCACCCAATAGTAAATGTAGCAGAAGATCCTGTTAATGATTTCAAAATAAGGCAAGAAGAATATCTGAAGTTCAATGGGGAAGTCAGGGCGATCATGCATAGTCATGCTGACTATCCCCATCTATCAAAGCAAGATATGATCAGTCAAATCAAAACAGCAATTCCATGGGGGATTGTGTTTCTACATAATGGAGCAGTCCAACATACATTATTTTGGGGAGATCAACTTGAACCACAAGACTTAGTAGGACGACCATTCATTCATGGTCTTTATGATTGCTATTCAATTGTTAGAGACTATTGGAGATTGAAAGGGTATGATGTTATGCAATTCCCAAGGGATAATCTCTGGTGGGAAAAGGATCCTTCAATGTTGGAGAATCTTTGTCATGAGTGTGGATTCGATTTCATAGACGAATCAAAAGCAAGGGAAGGTGACGTAATCTTTATGAAGATTCAGGCACCTGTAGTTAATCATTCAGCTATTCTGTTGAAAGATGGTTTGATTGTTCATCATTTGTATGATCAACTTAGTAGAAGGGAACCAATTAACAGATGGCGACAAAATATAACTGGATATTTGAGGTATATACATGCTTAGAAAAGTTCATCTCTTAGGAGAAATGGGAGAGAAATACGGCAAGGAACATGAGTTTAATAATTTGAGTTCTGTAAGTGACGCCCTTCGTGCATTAGATGCCAACTATCCTGGATTTATCCGAGACATCAAAAAAGAAGAACACTATAACGTATGTATTGGTGACTTTGATGATAAACATGCACTTGATGATGTTACTATCAGAATGAATCACAAAGAAGGTGCTATATGGATTGCACCTGAAATTGTAGGAAAGAAAGCAGGAATGCTTGCAACTGTATTGGGAGCTGTTTTGATTGTTGTGGGTATCGTCCTATCAATTTACGGTTTCGGAGCAGGCGCACCTTTAATCAAATTAGGTGCTGGTCTTATGTTATCAGGTGTGGCAATGATGCTTACACCTGTACCTGGTTCACCTGAATACAGTCAAAGAGAAGAACCAGATGAAAGACAGAGTTTCCTTTTCGATGGAGCAGTAAATACAAATGAACAGGGTGGATCAATCCCAATTGCTTATGGTCAAGTATTACTCGGATCAACAGTTGTAAGTACAGCAATAGATGTAGAGGATATATAAATGGAAGATAAATTCATTATCGGTTCAAAGAAAAGTAAAGAACCAAAACCACGAACTCCGGTTGAAGATCCAAATACATTACAATCAAGAGCGGTTGCTACATTTGTCGACTTGATTTGTGAAGGTGAAGTTGAGGGTCTTGTCAATGGTGAGGAAAGTGTTTACTTCAATCAGATACCTATTCGTGATTCTGGTGGAGCATATAACTTTCAAGGAGCGACATATGAATTTAAACCTGGTGCGCCTGATGGTGTTTCATTAAAGGATTACCCAACGTCTGAATCTGAGAGATCAGTTGATAAGAGATTAGAAAAAGGACAATACGCACAGGAAAACATTTCGGATCCTGATGTAGATGATCTACGATTATCATTCACAATTCCATCTCTGTTTGCAGTCAATTCAGAGAATGGTGATATCAAGAAAACAACTGTTGAATGGTTTATTGAGATTCAACCTTCGGGTGGTGCTTGGACGACAGCAAAGAATATGTCTAAACATGGTAAGTGTATTTCATCTTATCAAACAGATATCAAACTTACACAACTAACAAGAACCTATGGTCCTGGTCCTTGGAAGATAAGATGTGCCAGGCTTACAGATGAATCACAATCAAACAGTTTACAGAATGATGTTTATTGGGCAGGTATCACACAGATCATCAATAGAGTTTTAATCTATCCTGATTCATGTTTGATTGGTGTAACTATCAACTCACAACAATTCGGTTCACGAGTTCCTTCACGTTCATATGAAATACATGGCACTCGAATCCAAATACCTTCCAATTATAATCCAGTTGACAGATCATACGGTTCAACCTGGAATGGTACATTTCAAAGAGCATACTCCAACAACCCTGCATGGGTGTTGTACGACTTAGCGACAAATAAGCGATACGGACTTGGACTTGATGCCAGTCTTGTCGATGAATGGGGGTTGCTAACTATCGCCCAATACTGTGACCAATTAGTTGATGATGGTTTCGGTAGTCTCGAACCAAGGTTCACATTCAACGGAGTCATGCAGCAACGAACTGAAGTCATTCATGCAATCAATATGATATGTTCAAACTTTAGGGGAATGCCTTTTTGGGCAGGTGGTAAATTGAGAGTAGCACAAGACTCACCTAAAGATCCTGTCAAGTTAGTTACAGCTGCAAATGTTGTAGATGGATTATTCACATATTCATATTCAGCGATTGATACTCGTTATACTGTTGCCAATGTGAGTTGGAATGACCCAGATGAATTTTTTAAACTGACAGTTGAAGCAGTTGATGATAAAGACGGTATTGAAAGATATGGTTATCGTCCTGCTGATATTACTGCTGTTGGATGTACAAGTCGAGGCCAGGCATATAGATTTGGTAGATGGTTTCTTTATACAGGGTTGAATGAAACTGAAACAATTTCATATAGAGCATCATGGGATCAAGCAGATGTTGTACCTGGTGACATTATTACGGTTATGGATAATCATGAGGCATACACCAGAGCGGGTGGTCGTCTTGTATCTGTATCTGCTAATCAGGTAACAGTTGATGGTGATGGTGTTTTGTTAGAGAGTACTGATAGCGAAGGTAATCCAATAACTAATTATGCAATGTCATTTGTGGATCCAGATGGGAATCTTGATGAAAGAGATATAACCAATGCCATTGATGATCAATACCACACGGTTATTGATTTAGCTTCTAGTTGGGCAGGTGATGCACCTCAAGTAGATTCAATGTGGATTATGTCTTCATCGGATCTTGTACCGAGAGAATATAGAGTTGTTACAAATACAGAAATTGAACCGAACATTTATGAGATCACTGGTGTAATTTATGATGTAAATAAATATGCAGAAGTAGAAGATGGTAGAATCTTTACACCTGCGCCAATTACAAAGGTACCAGATCCTAACAGCCAGTTAACGCCACCGACAAATATGCAGCTTGAACAATATACTTATGAAGATACTCAAGGTATTTCAACCTTAGCTGATAGAAAAACTGGTATGTTAATGTCATGGACTCATACAAGAGATGTTCGATTTCAAAACTATGAAGTCCAATATAAGGTTTCTACTGGTTCATTTGCAGATAATGAATTGATTGAAACAACTGACAACCAATATGATTTTAGACCATTGGGTTCTGGTTCATATACTTTCAGAGTAAGGGCAACAGGTCTTACAAGGGAATCAGTCTGGTTAACAATTTCAGAGATTAGTGTTACTGATGTTCCTGCTGCTCCACCTGATGTTGCAGGACTACAATTGAAAGATGCAGTCGTTGCCGGTGAATGGGCAGGGAAGGATTGTGAAATTGAATGGAATGATATGGTTCTTGCAACTGATACAACAGGCTACACTCCTTATGATGGTACAAGCATTCCTACTCATTCAGTTGACTTTGATTCAGAGTTGACAAAGGTTAAAGACTTTCAAATTGAAATCCTTAATGCTGATACTGATACTCATTTAAGATATGACTTTGTAACAGAAAATTCATATAAGTATCTATTCAATTTCAATCAATTAGACAATGGGAATAGTCCGTTGCGAAGATTGAAATTCAAAGTATGGGCAAGAGATATTTTCAATCAACTATCCAACAATCCTTCGACTATAACTGGAGAGAACCCTGGTCCGGATATGGGAGGATTGAATCCTACGATATCAGCAGTCTTTACAGGATTGAAAGTAGATTGGTCAAACATCACACCAGATGATTCTGACCTTGCAAAATTCCTAGTATATATGGATACTAACAATCCACCTACAACATTAGTTGCAGAACTTGGTAAGGCAACAACATCTTGGATTGAGACTGGTCTTACTGCCGATA